CAATAACTAATTTAAGTTTGAAAGCAGTAATGAGGAGTAGTGGCGACCCGCTCATAGTGATACAAGACACAGAGAGTAATGCCCCCCTCATTCAGATAAGATTTAAAGTTGAAGCAGCGTCTAAAAAAGGTAAGAATGGTAAAACATATGTTGTTTACCCAAGAAATTATGTAGAGGCCTCAACAAATTCATTGTTGTATGGTGGTGCTAAGAAATGATATAATTCATTGAAAGTGAAAAAATGATAAGATTTAAACAGTTTATAGTCGAGTCAAAGGCTGGCAAGAATGTCCACATGACACACATCGAAGATCGTGTGATCTACGGTGGTGTCAAAGGTGCAAGAGATGCAATTGCTGCTCTTCGAGCGTTTCGCGACATGTTGGCGGGACAGGGAAAGGGCCGTTTTGATGTAACAGTCAAATGGGACGGGGCGCCAGCAGTTTTCGCCGGAACTGATCCAAGTGATGGAAAGTTCTTCGTTGCAAAGAAGGGAATTTTTAATAAGGATCCCAAAGTTTATAAGTCTGAAGCCGATGTTCGTGCCGATACTTCCGGTGACCTTGCGGATAAACTTGTAACAGCCTATAATGAACTGAAAGACCTTGGAATCAAAGATGTGATTCAAGGTGATATTATGTTCACAAAGAATGATCTTAATGTTGAGAATATCGATGGAGAGAAGTATGTAACATTCCAACCAAACACTATCGTTTATGCCATTCCGATCAAGTCGGACTTGGCGAAAACTATAATGAAGGCGAACTTGGGGGTGGTCTTCCATACAACGTATAAGGGTAAAACCTTTGAGGAAATGAAAGCAACATTCGCTGTAGACATCAATAAACTTAAGAAAAAATCTTCTATATGGTATCAAGACGCGGATTACAAAGATCAAAGCGGAACAGCAACACTTACAGACACCGAAACAAAAGAGGTAACGGAAGTTCTATCAAAAGCCGGAAAGATTTTCCAAAAGATAGCGGGCACTACGTTGCGTCAACTCCAGTCAAACAGCGAGCTCGCTGGTTATATCGAGGCCTTCAACAATTCCTTGGTGCGGAGAGGAGAGAGGATAGAGAATACGGGGAAACATGTTAATGATTTGATTCTCTGGTTTGAAGATAAATTTGGCAAAGAGATTGCAAGTAGAAAGACTGAGAAGGGTAAAGCAAACGTCCAAGCAAAACTTGATGAAATTCTTAAATTCTTTTCTAAGGATAATAAAAAGAATTTGGATATGGTCTTTGCTTTGCAGAACGCAATTGTTGATGCAAAACTTCTCATCATGGAAAAACTTGATAAGATAAGTCAACTTGATACATTTGTTCGAACCAAAAATGGTTTTAGAGCCACGGGAGGAGAAGGTTTTGTTGCGATTGATAAGACAACTAATGGAGCCGTTAAACTTGTGGATCGAATGGAGTTCTCAATGAACAATTTCAGTCCGGATGTCATCAAAGGATGGCAACGATAAATAATATACTCATGAAATCATTTAAACAGTTTAACGAACAAGAGAAGAAAGAAGTAGTATTCACCTTCGGCCGATTCAATCCTCCCACAACCGGACACGAAAAGTTGATGAACAAACTTGCCTCGGTCGCGATTGGTAGTAACTATCGAATCTATGCTTCCCATTCTCAAGACGCAAAGAAAAACCCTCTTCAATATGAAGAGAAGGTAAAGATCATGCGTAAGATGTTTCCAAAGCATGGTCGAAACATCATTCTCGATTCGCGAATAAAGAATGTTTTTGATGTTGCTACGTCTCTCTACGATCAGGGATATACTCGTTTGGTAATGGTTGTTGGTTCGGATCGTGTTTCTGAGTTTCGTAAACTGCTCAACAAGTATGTTGGAGTCAAGGGACGACACGGTTTCTACGAGTTTCCGGATGGTATTGAAGTGGTATCCGCCGGAGAAAGAGATCCAGACGCCGAAGGTGTAACTGGAATGAGCGCCTCTAAGATGAGAGCTGCCGCAGTTGAAGGAGATTTCAAATCATTCTCTCTTGGGTTACCAAAATCTTATGGAGAAGACATGACACTCTTCAATCTTATTCGCAAGAGAATGGGATTGAAAGAAATGGTTAATTTCCGGAAACACGTTCAACTGCCCAAGTTGTCCGACATAAGAGAGAAATATGTTGCTGGTGAAATTTACAATGTTGGTGATACTGTTTACTCCGGAAATAATGAAATCACCATTTCCGAAAGACGAACCAATTTCATAATTGATACTAAGGGGAACAAACACTTTATCGATAGTCTTTCCGAAGTTAGACAGGATAAGGATATAAAGGATCGTAAGGGAACGCAACCCGCAAAGTATTACGGCAAGGACATGAAAAAGTCCACTAAGGCCGCTCGAGCTCGTCACTTTGAGAAGGGTGCCAAAAAGTCCGATGATGATCCTTCGGCATATAAACCCGCCCCCGGCGATGCTTCTGCCGAGACCAAACCTTCGAAATATACTCGGGCGATGAAGAAGAAATATCCGGAGTTGTATGACGAATCTTCAGCAGACAAGTCCATTGAAAAGAAAGCAAAGGCTTCTGGTATTTCCGCATCCATACTGAAACAGGTTTACAAAAGGGGTGTGGCTGCATGGAGAACGGGTCATCGCCCCGGCACAACACCGGAACAGTGGGGACATGCTAGAATCAATTCGTTTATCACGGGTGGTAAGACGCGAACAACCGCCGATGCCGATCTTTGGAAAAAACATAAGGGATGATGAAAAATTTCAAAGAACATTTTGTATTTGAGTCTATCTTGGAGATGACAAAGAGAGATATTCCCTTTGTTGATAACATCTACCGGCCCGGCTCCGAAAGGTATTTTGAATTTTTTAGGGAAACTCGTAATCTTTGGTTGAATGGAAAGGTTGAACTCAAAGACATAGATGAAGACATCATTAAGACTGATATCGGAGAGATCGCCGAGTATGATGGTCATCAGGTTCCATTGGACTGGCCAATGGTTGATATGATAGAAAAGTGGAGTGAAAAGTATAAGAAGAGTATAGACTGCGATAACCCCAAGGGTTTTAGTCAAAGAGCGTATTGTCAAGGTCTCAAGAAAAACGAAGAACTCAACGAAGAGGAACCGGAACTGAACAAACCAAAGAGAGGTGGAAAAAAGAAATTCTACGTTTATGTTCGGGATCCCGAAACAAAAAACATCAAGAAAGTATCATTTGGCGATACAACCGGACTCAAAGTGAAAATCAACGATCCCGAAGCAAGAAAATCCTTCGCGGCTCGTCACAAGTGTGATACCCGAAACGATAAGACAAAACCTTCTTACTGGAGTTGTCGTTTACCTCGTTTCGCTAAATCACTGGGACTTCAAGTTGATAATCCAAACTCATGGTGGTAGAAAACTATACAGATTTTTATGAGAATGGATCCCTCTTTCGAACGATATATTCTAAAGGGGATTCTTCTGAGTTGGAATGGCACAGAGACAGAGAAGATCGGACCATTGAAATCTTATCTGGATCTGATTGGGAGTTACAGATGGACAATGAACTTCCAAAGAAACTTGAAATAGGATCAAAATATCAGATAAAGAAGAATACATTTCATCGAGTTTTTAGTGGAAAAGATGATCTCCTAATAAATATAGAAAAACATTAAATTATAAATACAAAAATGGGCGTATTGAATAAAGCTAATACTTTTAAAAATCTCTTTGGATTAACGGAGGCTACATATCCTCACAAAATGTACGATCCTAAGACTGGAAAAGAGTATACCGCAAAGACTCCCGAAGACCATGAAAGAATGGCGAAACTGGGTTATACTCATGATGATCCCAATACTCCGAAGAAAGAAGAGTCTGTTGATGTTCGGAAAAACAAGGTGGGAATGATGGGATCAAAAACTCGGGTTCATACTGATAAGAAAAAAGAACTGAGTAAAACCATCACCCGAAAAAAGGTTTCGGTCGATGAAGAAATAGAAGAAGGTGTAGATGATCCTGCTATTTTTAAGGCGGTGTTTTTGGCTGGAGGGCCTGGATCAGGTAAGTCCTTTACTGTTGGTAAAACAGGTCTTGGCGCGTTGGGATTTAGAACTGTAAATTCCGACGAAGTATTTGAATTCGCTCTCAAGAAGGCGGGATTAGAGGCAACTCCAAAAGATATTTTTAGTCCGAAGGGTCAAGAAATTCGAGGAGGAGCAAAGAAACTCACCGCGAAGAAAATGGATCTTTATCTCAATGGAAGACTTGGATTGGTTATCGATGGAACCGGAAAAGATTACAATAAGATTCTAAAACAATCCGAGTCCTTAAAAGAACTTGGTTATGAGGTTGCGATGATTTTTGTAAACACAAATCTCCAAACCGCAATTGATCGAGACGCAAAAAGAGATAGAACTGTTGGCGCTGATAAAGTTGAGAAAATGTGGAAAGGTGTTCAAGACAATATCGGCAAATTCCAAAATCTGTTTCGGAACAACTTTGTTA